CTGGTGCTTTCTTTTCACCACCATACACAACCTTCTCACAAATACCTACAAACTCCTCAAATGTTCTTGCTCTTGGATTATAGTAAGGAGTGACATCAGAACGATACTGAGTTCCACCTACATTCTTACCAAGATGCTTTTCTTGTCTTCTCTTTTTCTCCAATTCATATTGCTGTTTTGCGGTTCTTGGTTTGGGAATAGGTTGTCCAGTGATTCCTACTTCTGTTCTGTCCTTTGCCATTGCTACAAATAGTTTTTAGGTATTTATGAAAAAACCACCCGAAGGTGGTTTGTATTATTCACCAATTCTTTGCAAGTGTAAAGTTCATTTTACTAAACTCATCACGATTCACGATTTTGTAACTTCCAAATTGATTGTGCATTACAAATCCTTCGTGCTCTGAATCTTTGCCATCAATTTTACAAGTGATGTTATCATCAGATTCAATGTAGAAGAACATATCCATCTTGATAGATTCAATCAACTTCCACAATCGCAGCAGGTTGATGTCAACATCATAATTTTCTGCGATTTCGTGTTCGTCAACCTCCCTACCCTCACGAATGTAAGAATTGATGATTTTTTTGAGTTCTTTTGCTTGTTTGTCACTTACAAAGGTACAAAGTGTGCTCATTTGACGTGCAAACCCACAAAACTCTTCAATATCATCACGATAAGGACAAATTGTTGCGATTGGTTGAACAAACAGACAATTTTGAGTGCTGTTCAGTTTCTTCAACAAAGGAGCAGCAGTCATCTCACGAATATCATCTGCACCACTATAGATTGTGTGAGGTGCAATGATAATATCCTGACAAACTGTTGAAGAGAACTTATAGGTGATTGTGTTAGGAGTGAATGTATCTGCTCCACTTCCGAAACCAATCCAATCACCCTGAATCACTGCTTTAGTGCGAGGCAGAAAATCGAGACAATAAATGAGAATCTGTGCTACCTTTGGTTGATGTCCAAAGTGAGTAAAGATGTCATCTTGATTGTAGCAAAGACGAATCTTTTGCTTATTAAATGCTGCTTTCGTGCAGACAAAAAACTTACCATTCTGAGGATTTGTGCCCCAGACAAGTGCAGGAGCACCATCAATTTTCACACTGACATTAGAGTCAGCAGTAAACCAATTCAGAACACTTAAGTCACCAGTCAGAATAGAATCTTCAGGGTGCTCAAGGTGCAGGTTTTGAGTCATTGTTTGAGTGTCAACAAAGTCATCATAAAGTCAAAAGAGGAACCTTGTGGGTTCCTCTGTGCCAGTTTCTCAGGTGTCCTCTTCTTCTTTGAGTTTGTCCATTGCAGTCTTAGAAACTTTACAAACTCGGTTCTCTTTGTGGAGTTGAGTCACACGTTCCCGACGAAGTTCAAGAAGTCGGTTGTAAGTTACTTGTTGTCCTTCAGAAAGATTAAAGTCATTGACTCTCCATTCTTTTTGAAGTTCTTGAAGTTGAATCAGGATTTCAGAGGGTTTCATTGATAGTTTCTTGTGTGGTTTCTTGAGTCACTTTAGGTGTCACCCGAATGTTGTAAGGTGAATTGAAGAATCTACGAAATGCAGTCACAACAATCAGGAAAGTTGATACAACACCAATCAATCCCAGAAAAGTGACAGCATCACCATTAAAATTAAGAGTTTCAGGAGACATAATCAAAAATCGTATTTGGAATTGAGAAAAGTGTTGAAAGTTTTGTCATCATTTGTATTTTCTTCAAAGAGTTCGTCTTGATAAGATTCTTTGAAGTCAAAGTCATTCAGTTCTTCAACTTGAATGTCATCAAACCAATCCATAGAGGTTCCTCAAATGAACAAAAGTAATATACAGAAGATTGTGGTGTTTTTGTGGTGTTGTGTGCCAGTTATTCAGGTGTCCACTCAACGAGACATAATTGACTTTAATCTTGCTCTTTTTGCTGATACCTCTGCACCTGCTTCGTGTTCCATTTCTCCGTGTGCTTGACGGATTTGCATACCTTTCCAACGGGCAGATGCTCTGGCAACCTGTTTGTTATACTCATTTGGTTGCATTTTAGGATGCTGCTCCATAAATTGCTGAAAGGTCTTCATTGCTGCAATAGTTTTTGATTATTTATTTCAGTTGGGAAATGATGAGTTCTTAATACTCCATAAACAATAAAACAGTTGGTAATTAAAATAGACAAAAACATCAAAAGACGAATAAGAGCAATCTTATCTGCCTCCTGATTGTTTTTACCTGCTTTTTCTCCCAGAGATTTTGCAATCAATCTCCAGAGACTTTTGTGTTTCATTTACCCGATTCTTTGAGTAATTTGACTTGATTCCAATCATTCCTATGCACCAAGACACAAACATCATTCACCCGATTGTTGCCTACCCGAACACAAACTGAAATGTATTCATTGCAGACAAAACGAATCTCACCAACCCAATTTTTATATTGGACGATGATACCTTCGGCAAAGGATGGTTTCATACAAAGAACTTATCCAGTGGAGATTCTTTGAGTGTCATTGCTGTATAGTTTCTTGTATTCTTGAAGTTCACAACTTTACCAACTGTAGAACTATTTACAGGACTATAGAACTTACACTCTTTGTAGTTGTAGAACCCCCAGCAACATTTAACAGGTTTCCCCAAATTATAATCAAACTTGCGGTCATAACACAACCAAATGCGAAAGACATTACGTTTGAACTCTTCAACTTCATAATGTGTGTTCTGTGGTGGTTTGTGAGTGAACTGTGGAATCAAATCAACTGAGAGTTTCATCAGCAATCGTAATCTTTGACGTATGAGAGCAGTTTAATCTGTTCTTGTAGTTGTAGTATTTCGTATTGCTGTTCTATAATTTTTTGTTGTAATTGCGAGATTCTATCTTGATATTGAGTTTTAAGATCATCAATCATATTGTTGGCATGATCTACGTTTTGTGTCACGTCGTAAATGCCTCAACTACACTGGATTCTACATCTTCAGCAAGAGGATAAGTTCTTGCATTGACTACTTTGTCACGAAGATTTACATAAAACTGTTCGTTGAAACCATCATCATATTCTTTAATCAAATCAAAACATTCATCATCATCCTCTGCAATCACTGCCCAAAGTCCACCATATTCACTTCTAGGAAAGGGGCAAAAATGATCAACCAGATAAAGAAACTTTTGTGCCATTTGTTTTTGTAAGTTACTCCTTAAGTTTAATGTGAAATGATACGATTGTCAATAGAACTCTGCCAAGATGTAGTCGCAAGTGACTTCATATTTCTCAGCAAGTTCATTGACTTCTTGCCAGAACTCTTCTGCCTCTTTGCTTTGTTCTGCTTGTTGAATCAGTTTTTTGATGCTATCGGGAATCATTTTTTATTCAGGTAATCAAAGTGTTTGGAAAATAGAACAAAGAAGAACCAAGCAAATGCTGCTGAAATGATGAGAAACTCTATCATTTTTGATCTGTAAGATTTTGAATTGCTTGTTGACGATAATGTGCTTTGAACATAGCATCATCACGTTGAATACAGAAGATGTTCCAGACAATAATTGCAGAGAACCCAATCAATCCAGCAGCAATGTATTTGGTTTTCATTTTAGATGCTCTCTGCAGTAAACAAAACGTTCCCATTCTTTATCTGTGAAGTTGTCAGAAGCATAGGGAATACCAACAACATAGGCACAGAACTTGTTAATCTCTTCAGAACGGTTACTTGTAGCAATCAAAGAACTTGCAAGGAGTTCAATCATTTGTTCATTTGGAAGATACGTTAGATTTGAAAATCATATTAGCAAGAAAGATAATAGCAAAGTTCTGCCAGAAGGACAAAGATACACCAAACCAAGACAGAATCAATCCAAGCAACCACGCTTCAAAAAGAAGTCCAGCAGTTGCAAGGACAATTACACCAAATACAGCACCAAGAGCAGTAGAAGTTTTCATTTTTCAGAATCAATAATTTTTTTAAGATCTTCACTCAAACGTTTATTTGCACGACGAGTGAGAATAATGTCTGCGATGCAATAACCAAAGGCAAATCCTGCCATAATTGTAGTGATCATACTGCAACTGCTCCTTCAGGAATAGAAACAACTTCGGGAAGTTTGGAATTATCAAACTGGTGCATATTATAGCACACCCACTTACCACTACGGAAGACATATGCGTATTCTTCACTGTTATCGGGAAGAAGAAACTCACAGAGGTCTGCATCAAGACGGGGAGGGCAATCTTCACCACGTTGAGAGTAGTATTGAGGACCATATTCTGCATTTTTAGCAGATCCATTATCATTCCATCGTTCATCAGTCCAACAGGAAGACATATCACCACCATCAATCAGTTCAGCAGCAAGTTCTTTGTTGTTGTAGTGAGTAGTCAGAATACGACCCAACCATTCAGGATAACCATCCCAGTGATGATATGCTGAAAGAATAGAACCATCAGAGAGTTCAAGTCCAATTCGTGAACGGGTGCCCATAAAATAGTTGAAGTGTGGTTTGTGTTGAGAGGCAACCTCTGTGCCTCATAAACTTATGATAGAACGGCACAGGGCAGTTTCAAGATGCTCTGTGCCAGTTCTGCAAGTGTCACATCAGAAGTCCAAATAATCCTCTATTGCTTCATCAATCTTTTGAGAAAGTGAAGTCGGAGGAAGAATAGGATTAACTTCTCCAATGTCACACTGATAATAGTCTCCCAAATTAAGTTCAATCATTGCACCATCTGCACCCTCTTGATAGAGTGAACGTGCAACTTCATCTTCCAGAACAACAACCCGACGTGCTGTCAAATCAAGAACCAGAAGATAATCATAGGTAGAGTCTTTTTTGAAATCCTCTACAGTTTTTGTTTCAGACAGAAAAGACTTGACCTTGAACTTTTTAGTTGCGTGAACATCTTTACGTTTGTAGAAAAGATCCTTTCCCATCTTCATCTCAATTCGGATGAAGTTTCCAGTTTCATCTTCCCAGATGAAATCATAACCAGTTTTGTCAACCCTGACGAGATCAGAAAACTTTGCAAGTCCCTTTTCAACAGCAGTGGCACGGGCAAAGTTATCTGCATTGGAGGAGAAACCTTTGTCGGAGTAGAGAGAATCTACAACTCCAAAAACTTTGTTCCAGTTCACACCAGTTTCAAGGTGATCAATTAGATGAGTCATAGTGTCAGTAGTGGACATATGCAATATACACAAGATGAGAGGTCAATCAATAGGTAATGTGCCACTTGATTGACTGGCACAGTGCTGTTTGATATACTTTTGTGCCTGCAATGAAGTGTTTACAACATCAAGTTGCCGTCCATTGTGAATAATCATCAGTTTCTTCCCAAAAGGAACCGCAGCATAATCACCTTTAATAAATCCTTCTTTCATCGTTTAATAGTAGAAATTGCTGGTTCTCCGTGTTGAAATACAGTATCAACAACGTTCTGAATCTTCTTGGCAGTGCTGATACCAACCGAATTAAAAGTGGGAATCACCACAAGTCCATAAGATTTGTGATATTCTGATAGATTGCCTGGTGTGATTGTCCCATTGCGAAGTCCTGCAGCATCTTTGTGATGTAATCTTACCACTCTTCCAATCGTTTGGCAGATACCGATTGCATCCATTGAACGCATAAAGATGACTGCTTCCAAACCTGAAACATTGATACCTTCAGACAGAATAGAATGATGAAGCAAAACAAACTTCTTAGAGTCATCCTTACTCCATTCGTGCAGAGTATCAAAGAACTCTTCACGATTGACTTTCTTACCATCAATAATCGCACCAGTCTTAGATGTAATCACCATCCAAGAGTATCCACGTTGCTCAAGTTGAATACAGAAAGGAGTTTGTGACATCAAAGCAGTGATTTGTTTGGTTGCTTTGGCACATACAAGAACCTTAGAAACTGCTGCCTCATCAATACTTTCCAGTAGATGATTACAGTCACGTTCAAACACATTGGTGCTGTCCAATGAAACTTGCTTGGCAATAATCTTTGGTGGAATGATATAACCTTCCCGAACCATTCTTGGTGCAGGAACATTTGCAATGATGTTACCATAAACCTGAACATTGTTCATTCCAGGTTTCTTGGGTGTGGAAGAATACTTTGGAGTTGCAGTGTAGAAGTAACAACGTTCTGACTGTTCACTGAAGTATTCTACCGCAGGATAAAAGTTCTTCTGCACCGAATTGTGTGCTTCATCAAAGTGAATTGTATGAACTTTGATGCCCGACTCCATCACCTTATGCAGAGAGTGATAGGTAGTGAAGATGAGTTTATGAGTTTTGGTATGAAACCACCATTTGAACAAAATATCGGAGTTTGTTGAGGATGTATGATGTGTCTCTCCCGAGTGACAATGATACACAGAAGCATTTGTGATGTGCTCCAGATACTCAGAAGAGAGTTGATTCGCAAGCAAAATTCGCGGAGCAACAACTACAACAGTCTGAGGAGTTTCTGATTCAAACTGAGAGATTGTATTTGCAATTCCTACAAGAGTCTTACCTGCACCTGTGGTTGCACAAATGATACCTTTCTTGTGTTCTTTCTGAGCATCACAGCACTCAATCTGATGTGGACGAAGTGAAACAGAAACCATAAGGTAAGAATCAATGAAGTAATCATATCAAAAATCTGCTGCTGTGGCAAGTGAGTGTGCCAGTTGATAAAGTGTCACAGCATAATTAAGTGTGGTGCTGCTGTTAAAGATACCTCAACATCTTCATACATTTTACCGAAACTTACCTTTTTACTTAAAAGATTTGAGGTTCCAGAACCTCCAACCTTCACAAATCCTCTCTTTGTGATTGCTCCAAAGATTGTAAAGAAGATTGCTTTTTTTAAAAATGTCCTAAAAGTTCTTCCACCAACAAAGAAGAAATAAGATAACAAAAGTGAGGTATAATGCTCATAAACTCTGTTATTTGGAATTGCATCAACATTTGTTCTAAATCCACCTTCATTTTTAATCATTCTGATGACATTTTTTTGATACAATTCAAATCCACTTGCGTATTGCATTTCTTCAAAAAATGGTTTCATAACTTTTTCTAATTCTTTAAATGTATGAAAACCTCTACTACTCAACAGTTGACTGCATTTTTTATATGATGAAAGTTTTTTAATTTCAGTAAAGTTGTTTCTTGCGGTTGTTCTATTTGTTCTATTCAGTTCACTTAAAATAATATCATCAAACACTCTTAGAAGTTTTATACTAAGCAATCTCATAATCTGATTATATCCAGAGTATTTTCTAAGAAATGGTTCTAATGACTTAGGTGCCATTCCAGCAACCCACGGAGTAGACGCAGATTTTGAAGCATCAATATAAAACTTACCATTAAAACTACCAGATCCCATTGCTGGAAGAGGTTCAAGTCCAAAAATAGTATTATCAAACTCAGGATCTATTTTTTTATAGTTAAAGTCAAAAAATAGTTTCCACGTTGATGCAGATCCAGCATCTCTTACATCCCATTTATCATACTTAATATCAATTACATCTTCAATTATTTTCTCAACTTCAATTGAAGATTTTCCACCTAAAACAATTACTAATTGTGAATATGGATCAAGATTACTTTTAGGAACTTTACCGATTTTAGAAATATCCCCTGCAAGTTTTACTGAAGTTGTAGAATCTCTTCCTTTTGGCATTTTATGTGAGATTGGAATCAAATCACCTGTCTTTAGATACTTCTTAATTAAACCAGCATAAGTTTTATCTTTAAATTTGAAATAATTGAGGAGAATAGTTTCATCTTTTTTAGGTTTTATAATAGTATCATTAAAATCTTTTTTGATTTCATTAACTTTACTATGATTGACAATATAAAAATCAGCAGGAGTTAAATTCGTTACACTTGCTCCAGCAGATAATGCATCCGCAAATACTTTTGAAAGTCTAGTAAGGCACTTATTTTTGATAGTGTCTACAAATACACTATCTTGTCCGTATATTCTATAATCTTTTCCCGTTTGTAGAAAACTAGAGTTAAAAAGACTCACCATTTGATTATAAATTGCTTCTAAATGCACATCACCTTTTCCTTTCTCAAAACTATACTTAGATTTAAGAACAGAAAAATTAAAGTTTGGTTCTAAATGAGATTTATATTCTTGAGATAATTGTGTTATCTTAAAATCTTTAAAGATGTTTATCCACTCTTCTTTGTGTTGCTCCGAATTAGTTTTATAATCAGGATTTTTTAGAAAATATGCAAATGCCAAACACGCAAGATTTTCTTTTGGATCTGCTACTGCTGCCATAACCCTTTTTCAAGTATTTAGAAGTCACTTAGCATCCAAACAACAATGCACCAATACCTGCTCCAAGTGCTTGCCAAGAATAGTTATTGCTGTAAGTATTACTCCAACTACTATTGGAGTAGTTTCGTCCATAACTTGAATTCCAACTTCCACTGGACGTTCTACTATTTCCACCAGAAATTGCACCAGCAATACCAGCACCCAAAAGTGCTCCTGCAGTAGGATTGCAATTCCTACGACGATAATAATTTACTGGTGGTTGAGTAACATATCCACCACCATTTCCACTATAAACTTTAGATGAATAAACCTCTCCAGTTTGGCAATTTACAGTCAGTTCAGTTGTTTGCACTCCACCCTGAATATAGTTTCCGTAATTATTATAATACCCAGGAACATAATTTTCCTGATATTGCCGACAAACTTGATAGGTATTAGTTTGTTGAGCAAATACTGGTGTGGGTGATGCAATCAAACCAGCAAGCAGAAATGCTTTGAGTTTCATTTGGAGTTTAATTCTAAAGTCATCATAAACAAAAAAGAGGACTTGTAAAGTCCTCGTGTGCCAGTAATTCAACCGCCCTTTTCTTTCAAACTCCGTACAAGATACTCAGTAAATGCTTCCATCTTCTGTGGTGCAACTTGTGAAATGTTATAATCAATCGCATCTTTAAGTGCAGTCATTTCATTCCATTCTGTATCTGTAAGTTTTTCTGCGTGTTTGGATGAAAATGACATAGTTTTTTTGCTCCCAGAAATATCTTGAAATCCTAACACTATTTAATCAAGTTTGGAGGTTGCTTAAGATTGTCTTTAGAGTGTTGTTACAAAACTTAATCATTAAAGAATGAACCAAAACTACCACGACTGTCTGGTTTTCTGCTCTCCAACATATCCATCAGTTCTTCAATTTTCTTGCATTGTTCTAAATCAAGTAGAAGTTTGGAAAGTTGTTGAACTACCAGTGGTTTTTCATTTGTTGCAGCACTTTTAATTGCAGCACGAAGGTGTGATTCTGCTTCTAAAAGATGATCCAGTGTTTGTTTTGATAGTGCCATTAAACTTTCCTCAAAAGATAAGAACCGTCACCTCTATCAACCCACTCAACTTTATCGCCTTCTTTGAGATTTGCTGCATCAAGTAAATCATCAGGAAACTGAACAAAATAATGATCAACTCCTTCTTCAATTATTTGCTGAACAGGAAGTTGCCACTTCACTACTTTATCTTCCTTTGATTCCCAAAAGTCATTCCAAGCACCTTGACATTCAGGTGAGGCATCATTTTTATCACAGGATAAAGATTCGTTTGCAACTTGATACTCTAAGTCACTGTGTCCCCAAGGACGCATACCACCATCTTTTCCTTCATAATACTCTCTTTCACTCAGGACTTCTTTGACATAATTATCATATGCCTCAATATGTCCTTTACCATTACCATTCAGCAGTGCAAGAAGTTCACAGCAATATTGAGTGTTATG